GAATTAGTGCAGGACTAACTAACATTCTTTTTTCTTCATCTACCTTTGCGAAAGTTAAGTTGTGTTTGTCTTTACCAAAGAATACAAAATCTTGTTCTATTGCAGGTGCTGATACTAAACTAATAGCATCTATTGCTAACATTTCATTGTTTTCTTCAATAACTAATTCTACTATTTTAGTTGTTTTGTTTTTCATATTATAATGAATTTATTTCTTTATACCATTTAGAACTTCTACCATTTTTAAATTCACCCCTTGCTTTTATTACCATATCATTTGCTGCTTCTAATTCTTTAGGAACATCAACACCTAATTCTTTAGCTTGTTTTCTTATTTTAGGCATTTCTTGTGTAATTTCAAAATAAGGACCATTCATAAAATTATCAAAAGCATCAGCAGTAATTCTAGCTTGTGATTTTAAATCCTGCAAAGATTTTTTTGCATTATTAATTAGTTTTTTTGCATTTTTACCTTCTTTTATAAGTTCAGGTATAGTTGCTAATTCTATTTTCTCAACTTTACTTAAATTAAATTCTTTTAATTCTTTTGCGTATTCTTCATAGGTCTTTTTACCTAGTGGTGTTGGACTATTTTTCATTTCTTTATAATTTTTAGGATTTGCTTTTTCACATTCATCTTTAGTGGCATACTTACATTCTCCTGTATTACCCCACTTATATTTTCCATCTTTACATTGTTTACACGGCATATTATATAATATATTTAATTAGTTTTTATTTGATTTTATATTGTTGCTCTACGTCTTATTTGTGCTAATTTGTTTTGGCTATTAGTCATGTCATCTGTAACTACATACGCTTGTACTGGCTCAGGTTCAGCTATACCACCCATAGCATTTAAGTCAAAAGCACCACTAACAAATTGAGGTGCAGGTGCTTCTATATTAGGTGCACTACCACCACTACCAGGTACATCAGTAGCGTATATTTTTTTAACATTTGCAAGTCCTGATAATACAACAGAAGCTGCTGCTACATAATTTCCAGGTGGTGGCATAGATGCTAAGGCTTTGTTTGCACCTACATAAGTATCTATAATTGCACTTGCTGCTGCTAGTTCTTTATTTTCACCAGCTAATGTACTTAATGCACTTGCTAGTCCACCATAAACTGATATTTGTTCTAACGTATTTGCTTTTATTATTGCTGATTTTTTCCTTTCATATTCTTCAGTTATAGCTACTGTGTCTATTCCTGCTCTTTTTGCTAATTTTATTTGTTCATCATAAGAATCTTTTAATGCTTGTAATTCAAGGTCTAAAGCACTTAATTTTGCTTGTCCTAATGTTTTTTGTGCTTCTTCTAATTCTTTATTTAAAGCTACTTGATTAGTCATTTGTTCACTTCTAAAACCAGCTATTTGTGCTTCAACTCCTGCACGTTCATTTTGTGCTTCTTTTAATTGTACTTGTAAATCTATATTATCTTTGTTAGTAGCTAATTCCATTTTTGCTGCTTCAACCCTTTTATCTGCTAAGGCTAACATATCTATTTCTTGTTGATCTAGTATTTCTCCTAGTTTTTCGTTTGCTTCAATTCTTTCTTTTAGTGTTTTAGTTTCATCATCTCTTACTTGTCTTTGTACTTCTGCTAATCTATCATTTTTTTCTACCAATCCTTGTAGTTCTGCCGCTGCTAATTTTGCAGTATTTTGTAAAGCTACTAATTGTTTAGATTGTTCGTGTATTGCTTGAATATTAATTTGTTTAATTCCTTCTGCTGCTTTATCGTATATATCACCAATTTCTGTAACTGCTTCAGAAAAGTTACTAAATATGCTTTTTCCTGCTTCTACGGCATCTTTACCTACTTGTATTAAATCATCACCTGTTGCTTTTATATCATTTCTTAATTCTTTTAATTTTTCTTCATCACCACCACCTAAAAAGCTATCTTCCCATGCTTCCATAGCTGATAAAACTGCTAATTTAATTCCAAAAAATGCAGCCTTTAATGGTGTTAATGCTATTGTTATAATTCCTTGAATTACTTGACTTAAACCATCAAACCTTTCAGCACTTGCCGTTACCCATACTACTGTATCTGTTAAAACATTTACTACTTTGTTCATTACAGTAGCGATAGTATCCATTATACCTTTTACAGTATCCATTACTGTCTGATTCCTTTCCATAGCAACTTTAAGTGCAGCAAATCCAGCTACAATTAATCCTATACCTGCTGCTTTCATAGCAGTACCTAATCCTTTAACTGCCGTACCCATTTTAGCAAAACCACTAGAAGCTGCTTTTGTTCCTGCATCTATTTCTTTCAGGTTATCTGCAACTTCTTCTGTGTCTTTTACAACACTACCAATATCTGATTTTATTTCTGCTTCTAATACTAATTTATTTGACATAATTAAAATGTTGTTGTTGTAGATACTACTTCGTGTAAATATACACTAGCACTCCACAAATTATTTACGTTGTTTCTATCTGTTACTTCTACTGTTATTGATTTCACATCACTTGTTGAACTGTCTACCATACTAAAAGATCCGTTTACACCCACTTTAGCTATATTTCTAGTAAATCCTACTACAAACGCCATATTGTAACTATCATCTATTTGTACTGCACCTTTAATTTCTCTAAATGAGTAATTACCAGCCGTTCCTGAACTACCACCTAATTCAAATCTTGTTAAATATATTTCATAACCTAAAATACTATTGTTTCTTACGTTTATATAATTAGTTCTATCACCTTGTACTGTTAGTTTAGTAGCCGTATTATCTGTTGTAACTCCAGATAACTGTATAAATGATTGTTGTCTTATACCACTTAGTGTAGTTCCTCTACCTGAATCTAATAAAGATACTAAACCACCACCTATTGCCACTTCGCCCTGCCTTCTAATAGTAGCATTACTACCACCTAAAATAGAGCAGTTTGAATTATTGTCTAAAATAGTATGTTCTCTACCTACCACTAATCCGTTCCTAGTTTTATCTGTTGTATTTTGTACTCCTAATGCACATACATTTTCTGTTTGTGTACCTAAGTTATTACTACGACCTCTAACTAAGTTATCATTTCTACTGAATTTTTCACTTAATAAAACATTTGTAGTTGTTGCTCTGCAAGTTCCACTACCTTCGTCATATATATATCCGTATGCTTCGCAAGTACGTTGGTTTACTATTAAATCTGTATTAGTACCATCTGTAAATATTACTAATCCATCACTTGTAATAAAATCAGGTTTTACTGTATATCCTTTTAAATAACCCATTAGTTAATTAGTATAAATTGTACTTTAGATAAAGCACCTGGTTTGTAATCTATTTTATTCACTCTATATTCTCTATTCTTTATTCTTACTTTGTCAAAAAATCTAAAAGTATTTATATCACTAGCACTTAAATCTACTTCTATATCTAATGTTCTTGTATTAGGATTATATAGATCAGTAAAATAATCTTGATAATAAACTGCATATAGATTATTTGTACTATTATTTGACCAACCTATTGGTTGACACCAACCAAAATTATAATCTTGTGCACTAGATGTTCCAGTAAATGAAGCATCAATATCTGATAAATTACTAAACAATAAATAGCTACCTTGATTTGTACTTGTAACTCCAAAAGCTGGTGGTATATAATAAGTAGATGGATTAGTCGTTAAACTTCTTATACCGTTATTATATAGTATTCTAGGTGCATTATCAAAGCTACCAAAATCTTCATTTTCTCCTTCATAAATAACTGGTGTAATTAAGTTAGCAAACTGTACATCTTTTAATGGTTTTATTATAGTTGCTGCAAAAGGACTAGCTACTATTTCT